TAAGAGGTAAGATAGCTAACAGAGCAGCACAGTTAATACCTATTAACAAAAGAAGGTGGTTAAACTTAGGACTTTTTGCACCTGACTGGACTATATCTAACATTAGAATTGTAGCTAAAACCTTTACTGGATTACCTAAGGTTACTGATGCTATGGTTAAAAGATTCCATAAAGGTAATTGGGAAGGTATGAAAGAGGCGCAAGACTTTGTTAAAGCATGGAACATGTATGCTGCTTATTCAGCTAGAGCTGGATTGTATACTTCAGCTTTATGGTGGGCAATGACTGAAGCTTTCTCTAGTGAAGACCCAAGCTATGAAGGCTTATGGGATTTCTGGACTGGAGAAAATAGTGGTAAGCTAGACTTAGGAGATGGTGAAAGTATGGTTATCTCTAAGCAGATTGCTGAGCCTATACATTGGCTGCAACATCCTACACATACTTTTATGAACAAGACAAGTGTTGTACCAAAGACAGCTTTAGAAGCTATGTTTAATAAACAATGGTTCTCACTTAAGAAAGGTATGCCACTTGGTCCTAGACTAGTAGAAGAAGATGGCACACAGCATTATGCTAAATGGATACTAGGTAAAACAATACCTATTGTAGGTAAGTCTGTACTAGATGAAGACTTAACTTGGACAGAAAGATTTGAAAGAACATTCACGGGTTTCTTTGGATTCCCTCAATATGGCGACCCAGAAGATTTATAACAGGAGAAAAACATGGCAGTAAGAATACCATCACAATCAGAAATTGAACAGTTTCTATACAACATAGATGAGCTAGAAGGCTATAGCTATGCTGAGTATCTAGACTACATGGAGGAAGTATATCCTGAAGTAGATGCTGCTGAATTGTACAAGAGTAAGGGTAAGAATATAGTTACAGGATACAGAGATATCCAAGGTAATTTTGTAGCAGGAGAAAAACCAGAAATAGACCCAGATGTAATGGCTATGATAAAAGGCATGCCTACTGGTATTGACAGAATGAATCAAGAAATAGCAGCCTCAGCAGAAGAGATAGATGCTTTGCCTTTAACTCAAGCTGAAAAATCAGCAGCTTTTATAGAAAGACTTAAAGAAAGAAAACTAGCTGAAGATTTACAAGAAGAAGAGTCTGTAGCTAGAGCAGTAGCTGATGGTATGGGTGATTCTTTAGATAGCCTTGTAGCTAGAGGGCAGCAAATTGCAGAAGATTATGCTTACAAACCTATCCCTGCTACTGGTAGAGTAGTAGATAATCGTATGGCTAAAAGTAATTTAGGTGAGCAAGGTATGCTGCTTAATTTAACTGATGAAGAACAAGAGATTTATGACGCAGATTTACCTTTAAGACAAGAGTTAATTCCCGGTGATACTATTATTGAAGACATGGTTGCTTCAGCAGCAGAGTCTATGGACTTACCACCTTGGGCAATGGCTGTAGCAGGAGCAGTAGCTACAAAAGGAAAGTCATTAACTAAAAAGAAATCTACAGTTAAAGAAAAGAAACAAGATGATTTGTTTAAACAAGATGGTATGGTTACTAAAACTAAACCTGCTGTTAAAGCTAAGACAGCCAGTCAAACAGTAAGTAAAGAAAAACTTAACCCTAATACTGTTGAAGGTATGATAGCAGCGCAAACAGCTAAGAATGCTGCAAAAGCAGGAAACTCTAAGAAAGTTGAAACAGTTATAGCTAGAGGTAATAAACCTGAAGGTAAAGGATTTAAAAGAATAGACGCTGAAGATGTAGCTAAAGTAAAAGCTGCTACAATTCTTGGTACGTTTCAAGCTACGCTGACAAACTTTAGATACTTAACTAGCAAATGGAAACATAATACAGAAGAAGAATCTTTACTTGGTGTATCTCTTACAGGGATTATGGATAATAAAGATATGATAAACGGTAAAATAAATTTAGATAAATTAAAAAATGTATCTATTGATTTAAATAAAGTATGGGCTAAGAAGCTAGGCATACCCCAATCCGCAGCGATAACCTGTGTGAAGCCTAGTGGAACAGTTAGTCAACTGGTCGATAGTGCTTCTGGTATTCACACTAGACATAGCCCATACTACCTTCGTACAGTAAGAGCAGATAAAAAAGATCCTTTAGCTAGGATGATGGTTGATGCAGGAGTATACCATGAAGATGATCTTACTAAACCAGAACACACTTATGTCTTTTACTTTCCGATGAAGAGTCCTAAAGGTGCGCTGACTAGAAAAGATTTGTCAGCTACTGAACACTTAGAAGTCTGGAAAGATTATCAAGATAAATGGTGTGAACACAAACCCTCTGTAACTATCTCAGTAAAAGAAGATGAATGGTTAGAAGTAGGTGCTTGGGTATATAAAAACTTTGATGATATATCTGGTATCTCTTTCCTTCCATACTCAGATCACTCATACAAACAAGCTCCTTACCAGGAGATAACTTATAATGAGTATAGGAAATGGCTAAAGAAAACAACGGATGTTGTTGATTGGTCGAAGATTACTGAATATGAAACTGAAGATAATACAGAGAATACTAAAGAACTAGCCTGTAGTGCAGGCACATGTGAGATAATTTAATGCCAAGAATAAAAAGGGAAGAAGCAAAGCTGTTAGCTTATACAGTTTTGTTCAACAAACAAGGACAGTTAATAACAGAAAGAATATCTACAGATATTAAAAAGCTAAAAAAGTTTTTAAGTAAAGAAGAATTTAACCTGTTACAGTCCGTACTGCGAAGTGCGTCAACTGAATTAGACGCAGTACATAATAAAATTGAAGCGGACTTAAATGCTCGTATAACATAATTAACTTCCCTGTCTTATTGTAATATTAGAACTGCTACCTCCGTTGGTAGTGATCTGATTTACTTTTCCTTCTTGTTCTATTGTTATATTGTAAGATCCTGACTTATCTACTTTCATTTCTAATGTATCTTCTATAGCTCTTAGAAACTTTAAATGCGTGTCAGTTACGAAAGTATTTATCTGTGTGTCACTATCATAACCTACTGCTGTACCTTTTACCCCATCAGCAGACAAAGCTTTCTCAGCTTTACCAAGCTCATCAACATCCTGGATTATATCTAAAAGATCTTCAAGGAAATTTCCTGCTAGATAATCTATGTCTAGCTCTGTGTATTCTAATTCGTTTTCTTGTAACTCATCTGTGTCAAGCTCGTTAAAGTCTAACAAGTCTACATCGAGTATGTTATCTGCTATTGTGTTACCTTCATCAGATTCTAACTCTTCTCTTTGTGGAGGATTAACAATAAGCATATTGTCTATCATGTCTATAGTAAGGTCTAGTACTACAGCAGGAGTAGGCGCTGTTTCAAAGTTATAGACTGTAGTAGCCTCATAAGGTTTGTTAAGTATTACTTGGCCCAACGCTGTATCAACTGTTATCTCACCGCTTG